ACCCTAGTCAGTATCTTGCGCACGTATGCGTGATCGTCGGCATTTTCTCGCCGAGCTCGCTCGATGAGGGCGGCAGGGATGCCGGCAGCCACGATGGCTACGGCTGAGATGAGGGCGACGGTGATTTCAGTTTGCATGGGTGTCAAGCCAGCGCTGCACCCTGGGCGGTATTGATTCTGCCTTGAAATAGCGGATGTGCCACGGTTCGGCGCCAGACCTAAATTCCCAGCTGAATCCGAACGTCAGGCAATTGGCTTCCATCCATTGCAGGCGCTCGCCTGATGCCTCTGACACGTCAACAGCGAGGCCGAGGTTGTGTGTGCTTGTGCCCGGTACGGCCATAGGTGCCAGCCCAGGCTTCAGATACCAGCGTTGGCCTTTCCAAGTGCGGATTGATGTGCTGTTGGCAATCGGGGCTGTGGTGTATCGAGCAAGAAAACCGCGTTCCTGTGTCGCTAGATCGCGGTAGGTGTCGCCGTGGCTGGTCGGTTTAAACGGCCGTATGCCATCAGCGTGAGCTTGGCGGCGCATTGCCTCCCATGCTTGTGCCGCGAGCCAGTGCAGTCGGCCGTAGGGCCGTATTGAGCGCAGCAGGTATGCAGGGATTTCGCCTGGTGTCACGTTGGCCAGGTCGGCTGGTAGGCGCACCGGCCTGACTTCACGGCTCACTTGCGGCCGTACCTATGGTCTTTCGTGTTTGCCCATGCGTAAATCAGCGGCAGTACCGCTGCCAAGCCGGCTTTTAGCGCGCCTTCGAGATCGTAACCGCTTGTGATAAGCACGGCGACGCTTCCAGCGACGAAAGCTTTGGCCCAGTCCTCTAAGACGTGCTGCCACTTCATCAGCCGATCAGCGCCTTGACTTCGGTTTCTGTCAGGCCAAGTGCGGCAAGTTTGGCGCGCGCTGAATTTAGTGCGGCTTCTTTTTTTGCCATCTCATCAACGTGATTTTGCATATCACTTTGAATGATTTGAACGATGGCAATTTCGTCTGATGTAGCTTCGCGCACTGTGTCATCAATCTGAATTTTCATGTTGTCTCCTATTGGCGGTAACCGTAAACGCGAATTGTTCCACCAGTCAAAGTGCCTGCACCTGGGGCAATCGTAAATGACGTGTACGAAACTGAACTGTTGTGAAAGCCGCCGTAGGCGATGCTTTGGCCGCCTGTGGCGTGTTGCCCGTAGGTCGTCGACACGTTGGTTACTTTGGCCAGAAATGGGTTGTGGACATCCATCATCATCTGAATTTTGTCGGTCGTCGCATAACCGGCAACACCGAACGACGCTGCATTGCTGCCTGCCGCAGCGCTGTTGGCGCCACCGTAGGTTGTGCCACTGAGCGCCCAATAGTAACCAGTTGCGCTAGCGCCCAATGTCATGGTTAACGATGAGGTCGTGCTGGCGACGCCACCGTCGATGATGATTCTGTAACTGTCGTAGTCGGTGCTAAATGCGCTGGTTACTTGCACTGAACTGACTGCGCTGCCGATGGTTTGTGTTTTGACTAGCCAGAGGCCGACTGCGTTCATGTCGCTGGCATTGAGCACATCGCCGGAAGCGAATACTGGAAATGTCATGGCATCAGCCTAATACGTTGGTTGAATTCATTTGGCCGTACACAGGATCATTCAAAATAAGGTTGTAAACCACGGTGGTCGGGGCTGTGTAGTAGGTGATTCGATGCCCGGTATCGACGTTGATGACACCTTCGATGCCTTCAATGCTGAGCTCAGAGGTCAAGGTTGAAAGGCCAGTGATGTCCTTCGTCACCGTGATGGTGTCGCCAATATCAACGGTGGCGGCATTGGTGCGTTGAGCGTCGCTAAGTAACGCAAATTTGGTGCTTACTGCCGTGAATCGTGGGCCAGGCTCACCTTCGAGCAAATAATTGGCCAAAGCGGTGATTTCGGTGGCATAGTGCAAAAGGCTGTTAGTGATTGACCGCGACTGGATGAAGTATGTGGCTTGGCTGGTCAAATCTTGGGCCGTGGCCGTGTTGTTGTTTAGGCCCTCGACGTAGGCGCGATTAATGACGCCATCAGCGTCAAACTCGACCTCTACCTCGTCATACTTGGCAGCTGTGCCATCATCGGCAAACGTAATGACTGATCCGCTGAGCGTTGCGCCAATGCGGTTTTGAAACGTCAGTACGCCATCACGCGACATAAACAGTCGGCCTTGCTCGGCCTCATTAATCTGATTCAGATAGTTGAGCGTGTTGGTGCCAGCCGCGACGTTGTAACTGCTGTCATGTCCGAGGTTGACGGTGCCAGTGGAAATGCTCGTTGTGCCGGTGTAGTCCACTTCGGGCAATGCGAGTACGGTGCTGACTCGCGCACCGCTCAATTCAGCGCTTGGGTTAAATGCCGCCATTTGGGTTTGTGCCAGCAAATAGAAATCATCTGAGCAGGTCACGTCGACGGTGTTGAATCCAGCCAGGGCGAAATTGTATGTGTATGACGTGACGTACCCGACGAACAGATAATCGCTGTTGCGGCTGAGCCTGATTTTGCGCATTGGCGCCAAGCCAGGCTTGTCGTTGTTTGGATCGTAGTAGGGGCTGCTGGTGTCGTATGGGCCGAGGATGCCGGTTTCGTCATTCATGGTGAATGACATGACGCCAGCCGAGAACTGGTCGTCTACTTTGCGGCGGCCACGCCTGTAGCGGATGTCGGTGACAAAATCGGTTATGTCGGCGTATTGCGTATTGGGGCCGAGTGTGTATGTCGTATTGTCAAGCACGCCTTTTGATGCATCATCAAGCGTGAACGAATTGACATCAAACCCGGTATCGAGCTCCAGCAGGTATGTGCCTGATTGAACGACTGATGCGGCCATTACGCAATCTCGACCTGCAATGGGCCGCTGCGACGGTTGTAATCACGCAAAGCATTAACGATGGTGTCACCGAGATCAGATGGCGCAGTCACAGTGTTTATGGTGATGTTGATGCCGCCGGTATCGCTCATAAGCGTCATTTCGTTGCCGATGCCGCCGCCGATGCCGCCGCCGCCGCCACCAAAGAATCCTTCGTCGACTGGCAGTATGCCGACCATGCCTCGACCGAGGCCGCCGCCACCACCGCCGACCGTGCCACCACCACCACCGCCGCCACCGGCTGATGGCAACGTTACGGCTGGGGCTGGGATAACAGGCACCACAGGGGCCGCGAAACGTCGCTCAATCAGGTCTGGGCCGCTCGTACCGCCGCCGCCGCCTGCGGCGCTGCCACCTGGAATGTTGAATTGCGGCAAATCGATACGCGGCACGATTGGCACGTTGACGCCAGGCAACACGTTGATTGCCTTGATGATGGCGTTGATCATGCCTACGAAATTGTTGGCGATTGCCTCAAAAATTCCCATGATGAAATTGCCCATGGTCATAAAGGCGTTTTTGACGCTTCCGGTTTTTTCAACCAGCACCATGAAGCCGGCAACGAGCGCGGCCACTGCGACAACCACCAAGCCGACCGGGTTGGCGGCCATTGCGATGTTTAACAACAATTGCACAGCTGTGTAAAGTTTGACGGCTGTATTTAGAACCAAAATTGCTGTGGCCAAACCGCCAACAGCAATACCAACTTTCACAATCTTGTCACTGTTATTTTGTGCGTATTCGGCAAAACGCTGCAAATAGGGCAGCACTCGTTCAAGTATTGGCAAAAAGGCTTTGCCAATTTCCTCTTTGGTTTCTCCAATCGTCAATCCAAGGCGCTTCATGCGACCTTCTGCACTGTCGGCGGCGACAACGGCAGCGCCTCCAACTGTGTCGTTCACTTGTTTCATGATTTCATCAAGTGATGCGCCTTCTCTGATTGTGTCGCGCAGGCTTGGAATAAGCCCGGCTAAAGCTTTGGTGTTCCCCGAGTAGGCCTTGGCTACTGCGTCAGTAACTGATCCGAGGTCTGTTCCTGTGGCTGCACTGATGTCAAGCGCGGTGTTTAGCAAATCTTGGCTGTACGTCAAATCACCTGTGGTTTGCACCAAAGTCGCCAGGGCAGGTCTCAGCACGTCGTCTGCGACTGCCGCGCTTTGCATGGTGGCTTCGATGTATGCCTCGGCAGCACGCACGTTGGCTTCACCAGCAAGCGTGTTCTTTTCGATGGCAAGCGCTAGCAACTCTTGGGCTTTGGCATCCTCAATCGCGGCTTTGGTGGCGTCGCCAATAACTACGGCCAGGCCACCGATAGCGGCTGCGGCCGGTAACGCGGCTTTGCCCAGGGCAAATTGGGCTTTTGCGCCAGCGCCTTCAAGGCTCTTGAATTCGTTGATGGCCTTTGTGATGCCCTTCGAGTCGAACTCGGAAACAATGGGAATACTTACGGCCATTGCTACATCCTACGAACGGCTGACTGGTGCGGTCACCAGGTTGCGGTTGACTTCATCCATGACGCGCTCACACAAGCGCAGCATCTCCTCATCGACCTGCGATTTGTTTTTTTCGTACGAGGGCCACATGACGCGCGATGCGGATCCCCAACGCTGAGACAGCGCCCGAGCCAATGGGTTGTTTGATTTGCGGCCGGCAATGTCAAACGTTTGATTGGCAATACCTGACCATACGAGCCTGAACGTGCCGACATTGACTTTGTTGCCCTGGTATTCCTTCACGCGACGTGTGCTGATTTTGGCGACAAGAAACTTTTGTGCAATGGCCTGCGACCAGCCACCGTCACCAATGATTTCGTAGCCCGATTTGGTTTTCCATTTGCGGTTCATGCCCGACAGCGGTGCAGCTGCCGGCACGGCTGCCTTGGCGTCATCAATGACCGACTTGACAATTTCTTTGTAATCGCGCGTAATCTCACGGCGCAAACTTTTGTCAATCTTGTTTAATTCGCGTAAGGCCTCTTTGATGCCGTATACCTGAACATTTGCGCTAACGGCCACGGCGTTTCTCCTGCTGTTTCTTGGCGAGCAGCAACACCGTCGCCAAATCCTCTACATCAAACTCGATGCCGTCTGGCCAGTACCCGGTAGCCAACAGCAGCTCAGCTAACTGGCGTCTGATGCTGCCGGATCCGTAGGGTTTGCGCCAGCGACCTCAACGACGCTGAAATCCTCAACCGACTGAAGCCACGTGTCATAGTCACGGCCCTCACGCTTTTGAGCGTTGAGCACGTGCCAGGTCATGAACATCAGGTCGTCGATACCGATGCCGCCTTGGAGATCGGATGCGCGGCGCTTGAATTTACGTTCCCACGCTGCGGCAGTTGCGATGGTCGTGGTGACCGTTTCGCTGACCGATTGCCCTGCCGGTGTCTTAAACGACACCTGGATCGTTAATTTCATGGCGTCGTGTCTTCGACGAGCGTGCCACCAGTGATGGTGATTTCCACTTCCGACAGTTCACCGACTGAGCCGTTGACAACATCGAGTGATTCAAGGTAGCCGCCAGTGATCTGGAATTCCGGGTTGGTCGTTGAGATGGCGGCAGCCGAGTCGGCTTTCACGGCGACGTAGACGTTGGTACCCACAAGGCTGGTCAAGTCGACGTAGGTGCCAGGCGTGGAGCTGTATTCCATCAGCAGTGTGGCGGTGACGGTCACGTTGGTGAGGCCGCCGACGTAGTTGCGAGCCGATGAGCCAAAGCTCGAAGCATCAAGCGATTCGCGCGCCTTGGTGACGACCACGCTCTTGCACTGGTCGGTCAAGGTCTTGACGCCAGCCAAGTTGGGGCCAATCTGGAATGACGGTGAGGCGAGGTAGGTGGTTGCAACGGCCATGTAGCGATTCTCCTGTGGTTGGCGGCCGCTGCAAGCCTTGTGGGCAGTCTAGTAGGTCTACGGTGCGACTTTGGTGCGTATCACGAGCTCATAGGCCGGATAGTCGGCGCCACCGTAACTGACGGTGGTGGGTCGGGCTGTGTTCAGGCCAATTTGGGCTTCTCGAATGAGATCAGCCAGGTCAAGCAGCTGGTCGAGTGTGCGGTTGTCGCCAGTGCCCATACCAACGATGACGACGCGGAATTCCATGTCTGCGACAACGTTGCTGGCCATCTGGATGCTCGGCGCCTCAACGATTGCGCACGGCACGTTGATGTTGCGCGGATCATTGAACACTTTCAGCCCGGTAATGGTGCCGAGCTTGGTTACAAGCTGGTCGTAGCCCTCTTTAAACAGCGTGTCAGGCATTAGGCCACCTGCGGCTTACCGACTCCGAGCAGACGAAGTATCTGGCCGTAATTGCCTGTGACCGGGCCACCTGTAGCCAACGGATCAAAGCTGGCGAAGGCTTCGGTGCTGCCACGCTCACGGTAAAGGATTGCCGCGTATTGCACGGTGCCGAGTTTGGCTGCACCATCAGGCACGGTGCTGGGCGAATCCCAGTAGCCGGCTTCTTGGCGTCGACGGAAGCAGAAAGCATTGGCGGCCGCTAGTGCCATGTTGGCAACGTCAAGGTCGGCGCTGGGATTGGTAAATGTAAAGCCGAGGTAGTCCTCTAAATCAGCCAGGACAATCCACGTGCAGGTAACCGAATAGGTCGCTGTGCCGGTGGCTGCAGCGCGCTCAGCGTCGTCTGTGGTAAGCGCAAACAGCACCTGATTAGGGATGATGCGATTGGTGTCAAACGTGTAATCGCCCTGGTCGGTGACGCCAGTGAAGTAATACTCGGGCAATGCAAGAATCTTGTGGCTGCCATTCCATGTGGCATTAACACCGGCAATGGTGATGCTTTGACCGACCTCAAATTCGAGAGGTTCCAGCAACTGAACGATGGCAACGTTGCTGACCACCTGTTTATGGGTGATCGTGTACGTCGCCACCGTTCAGTGTTCCCTGGAGGAAGGAATCAGCTGGATCAGGCGATTTCGACGAACTTGCTGGCATCGAGCATCAAGGTCGCGAGATAGCCGCGGAACTTGATGATGCGTGACAGCGAGCCATCGGTCGCTTCAACTTGGATTGCGCCCTTCTGCTGTTCGTAAATCTCAAAGCCGTCAGCCGCGCCGATTGCGAGGAAGTCGCTCTCGTATGGGCACACAACGACTGAGAGGCCGAAGGCATTGGCCGACAACGTGCCGGGGGCGACGTTGCCAAAGGCGTTCATCGGGCCAACTTGTGGGAACAGCGGTCGGTCAGCGGTGTCGCTGAGTTGACCGAGTGCACCCCAGAAGGAGGGCGACGCGAACAGGTGCGTCGGCAGGTGCGTGCTGGCGTTGAGGATGGTCTGCGATGCGCCGTAGATCCATTCTGCCCAGGCAGCCGGGTCGGTTACGTCAAACGCAGCGCGAGTCGTGGTGATGCCGGCTTTGAGCGCGGCTTCGACTGCATCCTCGGTCTGCTTGCCGTATTCGCGTGCCATGTCGTCGACGAGCGCGCTGAGAACCTGCGGCTCGCTCCAGTCAATGTCCTCTTCGGACAGTTTGACGTAGCCGCCGTAAACGGCTTTGGTGACATTTTCCTTGGCCACGACAAATGTGCCTGCATCAAGCGGCTGGTTTTCGCCGTTGCTCAAACCAATCGTGGTGTGCGTGGTGACCTTCGGGCGCGAGAACACTTTGCCGCCACCGGGCATGGCGCGAGCGCCGATTGCGTCGATGACTGGGCGACGACCGATGAGGTTGTTGTAGACCGGGCCAAGAATCGGCGTCGGCAACAGACCAGGCGTGTCGGTGGTGACCACGTCGGGCGCAGCGGCCTTCAGGTTGGCGAGGAACTCTGCAGCAACGGAGCCACCCTGGCACAGCTTGCTGATGTATTCGCCAGCGCTCGGCATGACGAACTCTTTCTTGGGTGCAGCGAACAGCATTTGCGGTGCCGGTGCTGGTGCTTCAACGGCTGCTTCGACCTTGTCTGACATTGGTTGGTTTTCCTCTCGCGGTGGTTCGGTCGCTGCAACATCTGTAATGGTAGCACCCTTAAACGCTGGTTGCGTCACAAGGCTGAGCTCAACCCAGTCGGCTTTGGCAATGACCATCGTGCCGTTGTCGTCGTACCGGGCATCAATGACATCAACACCGACTGAAACCGAATCAACGGCTTGGTCTTTGATGAGCTCGATCATGTCGTTGCCTTCGCTGGTGGCGCTGATTCGCGCCGTGAAAACCATGCCTTTTTCGCTGTCAACACGGCCGGTAACGACGCCGACAGGCTGGGTTGAGTCGTGGTATTTGAGCAGCTTGGGCTTTTTGCCGCTGATTGGGAGGCTGCCACGCTCAAAGCGCACGCGCGTGCCATCCGAGACGGTGGCTTCAACGTTCCAGGGCACGGCAATGCCCGAAATGGTGCGTGGTGACTCGCCATCCTCGGCCAGTACGAATGTGTCGTCAGCTGTCAGTCGAATCATTGTCATCCTCGGTTTCGTTGGTAGGTGCCCGACCAGGTGCAGCGTTGTCCTGGTCGGGCTCCATCTGTGCTTCCTCCAAGTATGACTCTACGTCGAGATAAATGTAGCGGCCGCGTGGCGTCACGTTATTCATGCTGAGCGTCTGCTCAATGCAGTCAATGAATGGTTTGGCGCCGAATAGGTACAGGTCTTGGCGTGCCTGTTGCGCGTTTTGGTACGTCATGCCTGATCCGCTTGGTGCGCCGACGAGGTATGGCGGAATGTTGGCGATGCGAGCCATCTCAAGCGCTTGATAGGTGCGCGCTTCCGTTAACTGAAGTTTGCTTGGATCCATGTACGACTCTTTCCAGTCAACGTACTGGTTGAGAGCTGCGATGGCGTTGTTGTTGCGTGCCGCGGCGAAGCCTGCGGCCAATTCGCTAAGTTCCTCGGCGCTCAATGGCTCGCCTTCGGTCTGCTTTAAGACACCGGCTGGCGTTTGATTCTTGGCGAAGCGCTCGGCGCTGGTGTCAAGGTTGATGTTGGTGCGGATTGAGCGTGCACCCATCGTCAACAGACCTTGAATCGGGCTGAGGAATTGCACCACGTCGTTTGGGTCAAGCCTGTAGCCGTTGAAATAAATTTCTTTGCTTGGGCCAAACCATTGTGGGCCTGCCTGGTCGCGCGTTTGCACGTCATTAGCAGGCACCCAAGTAAAGGTGGCCGGGAATCCGTTGCCGAATCGGCTGGTGACAATCCAGAATGCACGACCGTAGAACAGCAGGTCGTCGGTAGTCCAGCTCATGATGAAGTTGCGCGTGACGTTTGGATCTGGCTGGTAAAACCACGTGTCGTCTGGGAGGTCAATGTCCTCGTATTCGTCATCCATCCATTGCTTGCCGTACTGATGAATTTCCAAGCAGCCAACCATCGAGCAGATGAGATCACGCGCGCGGCTGATTGTGGGAATCTGGATGGCGGCCGCCCGGTTGAAGTCGGCCGTGTATGTCATGAAGTTGCCGACGAGAGGATTGCCAGCGGCGCCAGCAGCGGCGACTTGAGCCTTGGGTGCGTTGGGGGTTGCGCGTTTGAGCGAGAAAACAGCCATCGTGCAGTCAGTCTAGGCGCTCGATGCGATCACAGGTCGGTTGACCATCGGTCGCGGCTTGCCACACATACCGACAGCCCACACGAGACACCGGGCTAACTCGATAGGGCCAGATGATTTGGTTGAGCTCAATGCGATGGCGCCAGGCGTCTTGACAGCCACAGCGCGGCCGACGTGCTCAGCCAACATGGTCTCACCAGTGTGCGCAACGCGGCCTTCATTGATGAGCGAGCGAACCATTGACGTGTGGCGGCAAATCTCTTGATAGCCAACCAGCACGCGACGACGCTGTAAATCAGTCGGGCAATTCGTGTCAAGCGTCGGAGTGATGGCGACAGTCAACCCGGGATTCGACGCGATCTGTTGACGGATGTTATCCCAAACCTGCGTCACGGTTTCGCACATGAATGCGACAGTCGCAGTCAGCATCCCAGCACTGTTGCCGTTGCAACGAACCGCCACGTACCGGCCATCGTCGACTGCTACCTCGACTGCGAGCACGCCACCAGGCAGCGGCGGCAGCTTGGTAGCGCAGCCTTCCCACTTGCCTGGCGCAAGCCACGAGAGCTCTGATTGCACCCACAGGTTCACGCTAGATCGGAGAAAGCCTGCGCGGTTGGGTGATTTGGCTTCCTGCTCAATCGTGCGGATGTCAAGCGTGTGACCGAGTGCCGGGTTGGAGTATTCCCACGCGCCTGGGCTCATCGGGTCGGCGTCAGGTGGCGGCGAGTATTCAGCCAGGTAAATGCCGGTGGCTTTGTGCTCATCAATGGCGCGGATGCCTTGCTCACGCCAACGCATCATCGCAATGCTGTCCTCTGTGCCAGCCGTAGACCACATCGAGCA